CACTGGAGTTGTATTTTATTGGATGCCTGCTCCATCTATTTCATAAAACTATTTAAAACATTATTTTTTTTAAGTAGTTTTTTATTTCTTTAAGTATTATTCATTCATTTAGGCACGGTTCATCAAAGATGATTTAGACATACGGCGACCACCTGCGGCTTTCACCATACGTGAAACTTCTCCCTTGGAAAGTTGACCACCCATGCGAGATGCAACGGCATCTACTGTCTCAGTTTCAGAATATCCGGCGGCAAGCAGAGGTGCAATATATTTGGCGGCTTGAAGTGCATAGGGTGCGGCTGTTTCAACGCCTTTAGCAACCTTATGTCCGAATTTCTTCAGTTTGGACCAGAAAGATCCAGCACCAGAATATACACCACCGTAGAAGTTACGGGATTCAGGATGGAACGGAATAGATTCAATAGCATCAAGATCTTGGAACAGATTTTGTGGTACAACAGCACCAACAGATTTGGATACTTCGGTACCAACAATCTTGACTGAACCTTCGGATACAACAACCATAAACAGGGTGTATGTAACGGGTTCATCACTAATGTTTTCAATGTTGCAGGTGACTTGCAGATTGTATTGTCCTTGCATACCACATGATACAAGTTCGTTAAGACCAATATCACGCGAGAAATCGAGGCACATAACACCACCCAACCAATATCTCCATGCGGTCCATGGAATGGTTAATCCATTACGGCATGACAGATCATACAGATCGCGTTCATCAGCAGATGACAGAATACCAGACATGTTGTTAAATTGGACATCGATTCCGCGGATTGCGGCATATCCATCAGCATCAAATCCAGAACGATCACTATCGCGTTTACGGGCATAGATGTACACACGTTTGGGAACAGATGAAAGTTGGACATTGTTAGAAACATATTGTTCAGAAGATCCAGCAGCAAGAGATGAATTGTTATCAGTTTGATAACGTTCAACTTGGTAATAAGGATAAGTGTTGTTCAAACTTGCCTTGCTCATAAGAGGAGGTGTAAGATAACACAAACGCAATTGTGGGCGTTGTTGAATTGTTCCGGCAATAGATGTTACAGTGCTACCATTTTGACTGTCGTGATTCCACATACGTTCCAGACGGGAAAGAGACAAATTAAGTGTCAAGTTGTTAAGACCGATGAAACCTTGTTCATCCTTGTTTTGAACTTGCAGAGGAGACAACATAAGTTGTTCTGTCCATTCAACATCAACAACGGCTTCGAATTGGGTGTTGGAAACAATGCGATAAAGGAATGATCCACGGTTTTGGAATTCTGAGGCACCATAAGATGAAAGACTGTTACGTGCATCACCGAGTGCTGCCCAATTTCCGAGACGTACGAACTGATCGGGTTTAGAAGGACCAGTAGACATAAAAGTTTCATCGTCTTCCTTTCCGTATCCATAAAGACACAAAGGTGCGAGCCAATCTTTCATGTTACCTGAAATAGTCTGTTGATTAAGTTGGAGGCTGAAATTTTCACATGCACGAGCTTGGAGAGGCATAAATGCAAGTCCATCTGTTTGGGAAACCATAATATCACCCCAAGGTGCTACAGTTTGTTGATCAACAATAGTATTACCAACACCTGCATCACCTGTCAAGGTAAACCGACATGCAAGATCTAAGTACATCTTCTTAGACACATAGACGTCTTTGCTAGGTGGAATCAACGAGAAGATTATTGAGGAGTCAGAATATGATGTAGCAGCATTGCGGAAGTAATTCACGCTTGTTGCTCCCTTCTCGATAAAGTAATGTCCTGGACTGTTTGCAACTCGAGGATCGAGTGCGATTGTAGATGAAATTCCGTCGACTGTTGAACTCATGTTTAATTCTATATATATTATCCATAATATATTTTTTTTTTAGAAATTAGAATTCAAATAATCATTCGTGATATCAATTACAAGATTGTCCAAATCTTTCGGTTTTGTAAATCCTTCCAACTCTGCTATATCTAAAATTTTATCAACGAAAAATTCAGGATCTACTTGTTCTCGCATCGCAAGTCCACACCATCGCCCACATGTTTCTGTCGTTTTACCTTGTAACCCATATGGATTAAAATGCAAATTATAATTAGAATTCGCCATTAATTTCGCCAACCATCTATGCATCATATTATATTGCATTCTATATTGTTCTGGTATATGTTTCAACTGATCATCGGGCATTTCCCCATAACTATCAAAAAATGCAAGATCATTATCAGAAAATTTATATACACAACACCAATGTCCTCTGATCGCACCAGGTTGTCTAGAATCCTCATACAAAAGCAATACCTTATCCTGATCTTTCATTAATTCATCTATTGTATTATATTTACTATATGACGACGATTGTACGATTGGTATATTTGATCCAACTATTTGCATTACATCATCAGCAGATAACGAATAATCATCCTTATGTTTCGACATTATGCTATACTTTTATATACTATAATGTCTCATTTTATTAAGATCAATTGATAAGAATATGGATTTCTAAATATTAATCTATACAATACATCGTGTATTTCACAATACCATTTCTCATGTACATTGTGGAATATTATGTTAGGAAACTTCTCCGTTAATTCATTAATTATTGTTTGCATTTTCTAATATATATAATTTATGTTTGTTTGTTTTTAAATGTCTTTTATATCCTTTTCTTTGCACCTTCGCACCACAAACACAAGGAACTTTCGTTGTTCTACATCTTCTAATGTTTTGTAAGTTATTACCAGCCTCCTTACGTTTGGCAATATATTCATCTTCTTTTTGTACAAGCATTACCTTAGGCATTTTCTTATATTCAACAATCTTTCGGAATTCTATCATATCCCATCCTCCTATTTCACGTATATATTTATATATCTGATAGGAGTAATGTTTGCGCCCTTCCGTATGAAAGTTGTATTTATGCTCGCCTCGGCGTTGGCATAAGGTTTGTTGAGATGATCCAACATAAATTGATTTGTTGTCTGACTTGTTTATCATTTCATAAATGACTGGCATGATTTCTAGTATATTCTATATATTAGAAATTATTTTCTGGAAAAAACGCGCGACACACATTATAGTATATTATGATATGTGATGATAATATTTTATATTTTCACGGACTCGTGGTTTTTGTCATAGCGATTTGGGTATATTATATAAAAGGTATCGAATTGGGAAGACAAAAACCACCACTCAAAAAATAATGAAAATTACATCATCATTATCAACTATATTTGTGGGATTACACATATCCGTGGACTAAACGAACACCGTTGCTTAAGGTTTGTGTCCAGAACCGATCAAACTTATTAGGTGACATTTGACGGAAACGTAAGTATTTCTTTGTTGGGTCAACTTTAGTTGATTTATATCCATGTGAATCTATCCATTTAAGTGCACGTGATGCACCCCATGATGTTGGTATTAATACAGATTGTACGATTGATGCGCGTCTTTCGCGTCGTCCTGCTGCCATTTCATGGGAAATATCCATCTTATCTGCAATATCAGGATAATATTGTGGCGGTGGTTGTTCGAGTTTGCCATAATTATCTTCTAATGCAGGTGGAATATCTTGATGTTCAAGACGTGCCGGCATAGAATCCCAATTACCCATTGACATACGTGTATTAAGATGTCCTAATGTATCTGCATGATTAGCAAGTGTTTTTGCCATACGATATCCTACTTGTTCTTTTGGTAGTTCGCGATCAACGATTTGTTGGATATGCCTATTATAATTATATGCCTTATGTCTTTCATTATAATGTTGTTGTTGGGCACGAAGGTAGTTATTTGCTCTTTCGGCAACATCTTCCACAATTCCATGTGTACGTGCATTCTCAAATGCCATCGCCTTACGCAATCGTTCGCGATCATGTTCCATTCTTTCAATATCCTTAGGACGAGGACCTGCTAACAAATCACGTGCATATGACCGATCTTCTTCAATACGTACAAGTTCATCCCACAACTTCTTTCTTTGTTGTTCTAGATTCATTCTTGCAGATACTTCTGATTCTAATTGTGCAACACGATTAGCAAAATCTTCGCGATCATATTTCTCGGCACGTTGGTATCCGCCATAGTATGCACCATCAACACAACCACATACAGGTCCTGGACAATGTCTACAACCACCATCATATTTGATACCCTTAAGACGCATCATGCGTATTGCTTCTTCTGCATTTGCTAGACGGATTGCATTAGGAATCTCATCTAATCGTTCACGTTCTTTGCCCATAGAAATAATACGATCCAATCCCAAATTTTCTGGTGCTTTGAATTCGATTGGGGGCGCATAAAACGTCTCTGTTGGTATTTCCAAATCTTCTAACAAATCAATAAATTGTGTAATTGGTACTTTGTCTAATCCAACATCCTTTATTTCGTCTTCTGCAGTACGAGAATAATGTTCTTCTTTTGCCTTCTCTATTGGTTCAGTATCAACTTGTTCAACACGTACAATAGTTTGTTCTGATGGCGGAACTTGCATAACTTCATCAACCTCTTCTATAAAATCAATCTTTTGTTCCAATTCTTCACGATTAGCCTCTGCCTCATCTGGGCGTGCAGTATTAGTCAATTCTTCACCTGGTGTTTTTAATTCAGGCACATCTTCGATACTTGTTGCTTCTTCTACAACTTTAGGTTCTTCTTGTTCCATCTTCTCATCAAAATGTTCATCTTCTACTTCTTTTGTTAATAGTTCATCCAAATATGATGATGCTGATTTGCCTCCTGCTGCAACTATATCATCTGCAATACTCTCCGGTGTTTGATCTAATGGTACTTCATGTGGTGTATGAATATCATCATCACCTAACAATTCTTGGGCAGCATCTACAGCCTTCTCCATGTCTGCATTATCATATGGATTAACATCAACAGGTTTGCGTTCTGATACAGCTTTTTCAACCTCATGTTCTAATGCACGAACAGTGTGATCATCTTGCTCTTTTTCCAAAAATGCATCTGCCGTTAAACTATCATCAACAGGTGGATCTACAACAGGTAAATCTTCTAATTCTTCTGCAACATCTGCAGCTTGTTGTCGTTGATTTGCTGAGATACGTTCATCCTCCTGACGCTGTTGTTTCTCACGCGCAAGTTGTGCTAAAAATGATTCGGCATCTTCTTTATCCAACGGATATATATGATCTTCTTCAATCTTTAATACTTCCTTGTCTTTTGCACCACCAAGAAATGAAGGTTGCCCTGAACCTTTTGTATTTGATGCAATGAGTTTTTTCAACATCTTTATATAATTAGATACTATTTTTTTATCTTTTGGTGTTATTTTATGTTTTCTATCTGGGTCTTCTTCATCCAATGTGCTAATTTGCATTGTTGCGGCATCTGGATGTTCTTTAAGTACTTCTGATGATCCATCTATTTCCTCTTTAACTTCTGGGTGTTTATCTAAATATTCTTCTAATGTTTTTTCACCAGCGTATTCTTTATCTTCCCATTTGTCCATATCATCTAATATAACACGAATAGCATGTAAGATTATATCAACTGTCTTCTTTACTTTATTATTCTTTGGTTTTGCAGAAACCTTTTCTTCCACAACAATTTCAACATCATCATCGGGTTCATCAATTTTTACCTTTTCTTCTATTTCTACATCGGGCTTTAATTCTGGTTCTTCCTCCGGTTCTGGTTCTGGTTCTGGTTCGGGTTCTTTTTTTTTATAAAACTTATCAATCGTATCACGTATAATCTCTTTTGTTTTTTTAAGGGATTTTCCTGTTGTTTTTGGCAAAGTTACAGTCTTATCCTTTAATACATTATGTAAATCTTTTTGGAGTTGTGTATTCTGTGCGGCTCTTACAGCCTTCTTAACTTCCTTAAGTGTCTTCTTCTTCATCATCTTATCAAATGCAATATCGGCCTCAGATTTATCTACATTTTCAACTTTCTTAGCCTTGGTTGCTTTTGTTTTTTTTTCACGTTTCGGTGCTTCTGACACTTTTTTTGCGTTTTCTGATGTAACAGCCTCACGTCCCCAATATCGAACTTGTGATTTAGAAACGCATTCGTCTTCGGTTCCTTTATGTTTACCTTTCGGTACCTTATCCTTAGCTCCGCAGTATGGTTTTGACATTTTTCTATATGTATCTTATATATTATTTTTTTGACATATATATATATAGTGATATGAGTAATACAATTGTAAAAATTAATAATGATTACATTGTTTTTAACAAAGGTAAGTACCCATATAAATACACTGCGAAAATATATTTTGATGGCAAATTAGATAAACACAAGACAGTTCACTTCGGTCATCAAGATTACCAACAGTATAAAGATACAACACCACTTAAGTTATATTCAGATAAAGACCATTTAGATAAGGCAAGGCGTGCAAGATATTATTCCCGTCATAAGACTGATTATCCGAAATATTCTGCCGATTGGTTCTCTAAAGTATTTTTGTGGAGGTGAATATTAGGTTGCGCGTTTTTTTCAGAAAACTATTTAAGGAAATAATAATATAGTATCATAGGACAATGTCTAAGCGATCACCAACAAATTACCAAAATGGTTTGATTTACACCATCCGTGAAAGAGGAACAGATAACATATTTTATGTTGGAAGCACAGTATGTTTGCGCAAACGACGGAATCGACATAAATATTGTTGTACTAATGTTGATAATAAATCATATAATTATGAAGTGTACCAATATATTCGTTCTATCGGTGGATGGGAAATGATTATACTCGAGGAACTTCATGCATTCCCATGTGATACAAGACAGGAGTTAGAACTTGAAGAAGGAAGTGTATACAAAGAATACATCGGTAAAGGTTATGTGTTGAAGAACGGTCAGGTGCCTGGTAGAACAAATAAACAGTACAAACAAGATAACAGAGAAAGAATTGCAGAAAGAGACAAACAGAAAGTCACATGTGATTGTGGTTCTAATGTTCGTAAATATGATTTAAACCGTCACAAGAGATCTAAGAAACACCAGAAATGGGAACAACAACAATAATTTATTTACATATATTATAATAAATATATACGTAAATATGTTTTCAGGTTTTAAAATAATGAAACGTAATACAAAATCAGCACCAGCTGTAGCAATAATTCAAGGTGGTGCAAATGATGGTAATTTCGTCTGTATGACTAAGAAAGGCGGGACTCCATATATATACGTACCAGATGGTGAATTACAACAAGTTCCATTCAAATTATACGAGCGTGATTGCTTATACATAGTTGGTGCATCAGGTAGTGGTAAATCATACTATGCTGGTAAATTTGCTGAGGCATATAATAAAGTGCATCCTAACAATCCTATTGTTATTATAAGTCCCAAGAAAGAAGATGCCAGTTTGGACAGTTTGCCTAACACTATTCGCATTAAACTTCGTGAAGAAAATTTCGTCGGTGCAGATCCTGAAGAAGTAGAAGACAATTCTGATAATGAATCTGATAATGAATTAGAACAGAAAGATGATTACTTACCAATGTGGGGTGGAAAAACTGGGTTCAGCTCAGATGAAGAAGAGGATGGTCCATCAGGTCCTATTAGTTTAAAGGAATTAGAGAACAGTCTTGTCATATTCGACGATGTAGAAGCTTTAACAAACAACAAAGTACTGCGCAAAGGTGTTAATGCCCTTCGTGACAAGATTCTAACATTAGGACGTTCCAAAAAGATATCAACAATCACAATATCTCACCAGGTAACTAATCGTGATGAAACAAAGATACCATGCATAGAATCACAATTTGTTACGTTTTTCCCTGCACAGCCGAACATGCAACTTACACGATATTTTAAAACATATTTGGGATTAGAAGAGAAGGTGTTAAAACACATGCGTAGATACAGTGGTGATACACGATTCATCACTATGCACAAGAATATACCTATGTTCTATTTCTGTAATCATATGATTGGATTAATAACACCAGATTGGATTGATAGTATTCCAAAATAATCTCATGCGTTTTTTTCAAAAAAAATATATAAAGTAATAAATATATAGTAGGATAAGAAATGCCATCTTGCTCATTATGTTTAAATGATGTTACCAAAATTAAGAACCACAATGGTCGTGTTAGATGCGAAGCTTGTATGGATTCTGAAATGAAAAGATGTTTGGAATGTCGCGAATTAAAACCATTTTCAGAATACGGATTACGCCAAGGCAAATGTAATATTTGTATAAAAAAATATCGTCAAAATAGATATGCTGGTATAAGTGATACGTATAAATCTCATGATGCACGTCATGATGAAAAGAAAGAATTCTTCGATAAATGGCATGATCCAAATACAGAAGACAAATGCTTATGTGGATGCAAACTTAAAACAATACAAGGTAATTATGTGTCTCCGAAAGTTCATTCCAAATCTAATCGACATAAATATTATGTTATGAATGGTTGTATAATGCCATTAAAATCTGACTTGTTGGATTGTGCATGTGGACAATCTTATAGATACGGAGATAGAGACAAACATTATAAATCACAAAAACATATTTACTTTGTTGAGAATAACAAACAATATGAGAAACCACCACCAAAACCTCGATCATTAGGTGATTCTATCACATGCGAATGTGGCGGCCGTTACAAGAAAATATTTCAAAAACGTCATGAAGTTTCTAATAAACATCGTAAATGGGCTACCGCCGTTGGATCAAAATAATTAATCCTCATATTAATAATATAAGAAATTAACATGAGAGCACCTCCACCATCACCACAAGATTCATCGTCTTATGATTCTGATTCGGATTCTGATTATGATTCTGACGAATGTGTTGAATGTGATCGCGTCCATCTTCGCGGCGAATATGAGTTATTATGCGATCTAGATCCATTACCAGATTTTATTGATGATACAGGAAGAGTACACATAGTAAGATATCATGGTGTATGTGAGGATTGCAATGAAGCAATAATGGAATTCTGTGATACCGTAACTAACGAAAAATCATATGTATGTTCATGCGATGATTGATGCCACAAATATAGTATATGATGATAATGTGATTTCATTATTTTTTGAGTGGTGGTTTTTGTCTCCCCAATTTGGTACCTTTTATATAATATACCCAAAACGCTATGACAAAAACCACGAGTCCGTAAAAAAATTAAAAACACTTAAGAATATATATGATATAAAAAATAATTATACCATATATAGTATTATGCCACCTCAATATATTTCAGATATTATATGTGATGCGTTTGAAAATCAAAATAAAAATGTTTTCGTAAACTATAGTAATCGCGAGATTATGGCAATCGAAAAGTTGACTATCGAAAAATTACATGAAATCATGAGTGCCGAAACATATTATATTTCTATGCATGAACGTTTTGATAATGACGAATTAATAAAACATACGTATAATGGTAAGTGTGATGATATTCATTATATTAATAGTCTTATTAACTATCGCAAATCAGCATCAAAGAAACGTAATGAAATTCATGTTTCATATGAGGTACATCCTATTGGTAGGATGAAACCAACACATCGTGGTAAATTTGTGTTTTCCCAACAAAACATGTGGAATTACACTAAAGGATATGCTTGTCAGTCTGTGTATGATGATTTTGATATTGCAGATTGTCAGATGAGTTGTTTAACAAACTTCTTGTCTGTAAATGAATTATTCGATAAGGAAAGAGAAATAATAGAAGAATACCAAAAGAAGCGTGAAGATATGTTTGCTATTATTATTAAAAGAAATGAAAATGTAAAAACACGGCGTGATGCCAAAGTTGTTATTAATAAGTTATTGTTTTCTAAAACAAAGAGTATTCAATTCCTTATGTCTAAAATATATGTGTTGCCACAAACTGTAAAGAATATGGTAAATGCTATATTAAACATACGTGCAAAGATCTTAAAACTATTTCCAGAAGTAGTTGAGCATGCTAAAGAAGTAAAACAGAAAAAACAACAAGAATTGGATAATATTGAAGGATCATCATTTGCACACTTTTTACAAACGTTAGAACGTATTATCATATGTCATGCTATAGATTATTTGAAAAAACAGAAAATACATGTTGGATCAATCATCTTTGATGGGTGTCATGTAGAGAAAGGACGTTTAACAAAACGTATCATTACAAATGTGCGAAACTATGTTTATAAACAAACTGGATTCGGTATAACATTTGTTATTAAGAAATTCAGTAAAGATTTAGATGGCAGTTATCTATCATTTGATGATGAGGTTGTTGGTGATAAACGTAATTTATTCCAACCTCTTCGCAAATATTACGAGAATGATAAAATCAACAAAATGAAGATTTCTTTTCTTACGCGAAAGAATGGTCGTGGATATAACTTTATTAAAGAAATAGATGTTGGAAATGGTATTACATATTTGATTCGTTCTCATACTGGATCAGGAAAAACAACATTTATCAAAATGGTAATGCAGCTTTATGCAAAGTATGATATGTTATCTATTGTTTCGCGAAGATCTATGGCAGATATTCATTCGAAAGAATTTGACATTCCTAATTACCAAGATATTAATAAAAATAATGGATATCATAAGATGGAGGAAGTTATTCAGATAGATTCTTTGTTAAAGATTGGACCAGAATTATTCGAAAACAGTAATGGATACATAGTTATTCTTGACGAAATTGCATCTATTTGCGATCATCTGTTGTCTGAAGATTTAGCATCGATGAAACAAAATCGTGTTTTAATAGTAAAAAGATTACAGGAGATCCTGATGCATCCGAATTGCAAACTTGTAATTGGTACAGATGCGGATTTAAATGATGGTGCTGTTGATTTTATTGATAATCTGTGTCATAACGAAAGAGAAGTATATGTTTATGACAATATCTATAAAATAGAAAGAAAGACACCAATTAATCATTTCTTATATCTTGATTCGCTTATTCAATATGCTGTTGATTTATTAAACAAAGGCGAAAAAGTTATTTTATGTTCTAATCAGAATCATAAGTTTAAGGAACTTGTTGTAAATGAGATATTCCGTCGTTGTGAAATAGAAGAAGGAGAATATTTAATGTATTCTGGAAATGAGGGCGAAACACGCGTAGATACATCAAAATGGAATCTTATGAGATTGATTGTTGCAACACCAACTATTGTATACGGTTGCGATAGTAATATTGGATTTCATGTGTGTTCATTTTATTTGGAATCTAACTTTTGGGATGCAAAGTTGGCAAACCAACAAATAAACAGAGAACGTCAGCCTAAGTCTATTAATATTTTTGCAGTTGATCATTGTGTGCCGAAGATTTACTCATCACCTGATGAAGTTAAATCGGAAAATGCAAATAAATTAAACATGTCATTTGATATTAATCAAATTCAATCAGAATATGGCGAAGACATAGATTTGAATAAATACAAGCATTATACTAATTGTTTGAATGATTTGTATTATTACAAGTTGTATCGACAATCGCATCACATGAATTTCCTTCCATATTTGTTTAAATTGTTGAGAAAGAAGGGATATGAGAATATTCGTCATATTACGGCAAAGGTTGAATTGCAAGAAACTGATGCAGATACTAAATCTTGGATTACTAAGAAGATAGAATCAATGGATGCAGGAAATGATGAGGAAAAATTACAGGATGATTATTTTAATAAATTAGAAATGTTTGGATTTTCGCATAATGATAGTTTTCATAATATTGAAGGCAACGAAGAGAAAGAAGAATTGGATAAGTTTTATAAGACTGTTATGGGCGAATATCGTGATATATTTTTAAAGAATTCAGATTTTAATAGATTGTACTTATGGAAAAAGTTCAGACAATTGGATGCGCTTGATAATATTGATGTTTTGGACAAAGATAATAATGTAATTATGAAAGATTACAATTTGCCTGTGTTACATGTTAAGGACAAGTTAACAAAACTCAAGTTATTATTAAATATTAGAAAGAAACTTGGTGTGTCCCATGGTGAAGAATTGGATAGCATCACAAATAAAAATTATAATGATGAGATTGCATTAGATGATTCTTTTAGGAAATTATGTACAACATCTTTTAAGATTCGCAAGAATGGTGGTATGCCAAAAACTAGATTGGCATTAACGCAATTTTACATGTCAAAGATGAGTGGATTGTGTGGTGTTACATCTGGCAAAAAAAAGTTTACATATAATAAAAAACAATACGAAGTATTAAAATGGGACGACGGAAAGATAAATTTATATAATGATATTATTTCATACAAACAAAGAAAAAGTAAACTGAGATTCAGTGTTAATCGTTTTGAAGATGATGATTTTTAAAAAGTCGTGGTTTTTGTCATAGCGTTTTCATGGTTTTATATAAAAGGTATCAAATTGGGAAGACAAAAACCACCACTCAAAAAAAATAATGAAATTACATATCATCACCAGATTATGTGTGTCGCGTTTTAAAAAATTAACATTTTTCTTATAAAATAATATAAGAAGAATGGAAGATTTAGTATCTATGTTTTGTGGTGATGTGTTGTTTCGTGTGTTACACGAGATGCCATTACGATTATGTTTGGTGCAATCGTTGTTTATAGACTACTGCTCACACATAGAATATGAATTAGATGGCGACGAGGAGATAATACTTGAGATTCTCAAGAAGGGTTGTGTATATGTGTTAAATGGAAAACTGTATTACCAAACAGAAGATGAAACTAACCATTTTACGGAACTAATCGATTCTGATTCATATTTGGATTCCGATTCATCGGCTGATACCAAATTAAGATTGGAGATATTTCATAAGAAAAAAAAATAATATATATAAGAATATATAGAACTATGAGCAAAACAATATCACAACGATTTAACACTCGTTGGGGAAACCTCAAAGATTCCAGTAGAAAACGTTACCAGTCTATGTGGGATAAATATGGTGATAAATTTAAAGAGGATGGAGTAAAATATTTAGATGAATTAAACTTCAAAGACACAACCAAACGTTACATAATAACCTCAATTATTTATGGATTCGCGAAAGAGGACAAGGATGATAAATTCCTTAAACCTTATGAAGATAAACTTCATAGTTTGATTAAAGAAATTGGTGAACGCCCATCAAATCAGTTAGAAATAGATGGAAAGTATGAGGATTTGGCTGTAAAAAAAGAACCAAAAACAACAAAATATAAAATCATCTCACGTTTGTATTTAGACCAGATTCCGCGTAGAATCGCTGATTATACAGAGATGAAAGTTTGGAAGGCACGTGGACAACCAACAAACAAAAAAGAACATTTAGATGCTAACTGGTATATCCCAAGCAAAGGTAAGTTTATTTTTTATCGTTATAAGACGGCACGCACATTTGGAAGACAAGAGGTCGATGTTTCACCAGAATTACAAAAAATGTTAAAGAAGTACACTATGCACATGAAGCATGGTGAATCTTTATTAAATATGCGCCAGTCAAATTTTAGCACATTAATAAAACGTATGTTCGGATATACTGTTAATGAGATTAGACATATGGCGATCGACAAATTACACCGTGATTACCCTAATATGAGCAACGACGAGATGGAACGTTTTAGCGCACAATTTGGGCATAGCGTAGGTACCCATCTTAAGTACAGGACAAAGGATTTGGTTAAGGATCCACCAGAAGACTACAAGTTACATGATAAGAAAGAAGAAGATGCTGAACAACAAGAACAACAATAAATTATTATTTACATATATATAGATATACGTAAATATGCCTAAGCTTTGCCCATCTTGTAAAGCGTATCAGATTGGAAATGGCATGAGTGCCTGTGAGAAATGTAAAAAAATGAATAGGAAACAATGCTTCAACTGCAAATTATATATAATACCACCAGAGTCATTAGATAAGATTTGCAAAGAATGTAATGATAAAAATTATAAACAATGTGTTGGAGAAGAATGTAATGTAAAAATTCTTAAGTATGGTAAATTTAAAAACATAATATATTGTATCGAATGTCAAAATAAATTCTATTTAGAACAAATGAAGAGGAAACGAGAACAACGTCGCAAAGAACGAGAACTAAAAATAGAACAGCGTCGCTTGGATAGACGACAAAAACGTTTGGAGATACATTCTAGACACATTATATAAATTATTTAATAATTAATATATATAAAGATGAGTTTGAATTTTATACTTGACAATAACATTACTACAAAGACGATTCCATCTCCTTGGACGAATTTGTTTGTAAATAGTATTAATTCTAATTTGCCAATAGAAAACACGGATGCATCAAAAATACAAGGTCGTGATGTAGCTGATGTTGATCCAGCAAATACAGAAGTATTAACTTGGAGTTCAAGTACAATGCAATGGGAACCTGCGCCAGGTGGTGGTGGTGGAGGAGCACCTGTTCGTCAATCTGGAACAAAGGATTTGTATTGGTCTCAGGTATCAGGTGATAATAATAACAATGGTGAGACTGTCGGTGCGCCAGTTCAAACATGGAATAGACTTATTGAAGTTGCTCAACAGTTCAACTATGATACTATAAGAATCAATCTGTATGGCGGTGAAAATTATGACACATTATTAGCAGCAAAAACAATCGATAACATATCTGTGGCTTCAGAATATGAATATACAGTTCGTAGCGTTCTTGATTTTACAGGTTTCTTAGCAGGCGAAATAGAAATCAACGGAAATCCTACTACAACACAATCATCGACAGCTACGAGTATAGATACTTGGGAACCTTATACTGGATTTTCATCTATCGAATTCTCTGAATATACTTTCCCAACATTAGCAACACCAGTTAATGATAATACTGTATTACGTATTACTGACCCATCATTAGATGTGTACAATCAATATTCATTTTTAGATAGTTCCAGCACACAGACTCAGGTTTTTACATACAACATTGACTACGGACAAGATGTTCAGACATATCCTTCTATTTTATCAGATATCGGCACATCCGCTACTTTTACAAATTCTGAGGCTATTAACATTGGTTTGCGTTCTAAATGCCCTGTCGTTTTTAAAGATTGTAATGTTGAATACATTTCAAATATCTATTCCGTTCCATTATCGTTATTCGGTTGTAAATTAGCGTATATTAACGTGGGATTGAGTTATTCTAATAATACATTCATTCGTGGATGTAAATGTGATGACGAATGTGGTGCTGCTGATTATGCGTTTACCAGAGCATTGTTGAGTCCACCACAAACTGGTGCCGAATTTATTCTAGAAGATTGTGTTTTAGGTAGCTTGAGTATATCATATTCATATGTACGAGCTAGTAGAACGTATTTTGGTTATATTTCTCCATCATTTTCAACACTAAAATTAACGGATTGTGTTATCGGAGAATCTTCTCAATCAGTATTAAAAAATGTTAAATTTTTCGGTAATCGAATCGGATTTGAAAATGCTTTATTAAAATGTATTGATAAATCTGATGTTTACATAGGATTAAGCACTGGACCAAATACCCTAACTAAAATGGAAATAGAAGAAGGGTCTTCTGTTTATTTTAAATCCAATTCCCTGAATGTCGGTACTTTAAGTCGTATGTTTATAACAGAAAGTTCGAAACTACAATTTGATGATGTGGACATTATTAATGATCAAATAAACACAACCAATATTTTCAGCGTTACCTCAAATTCTGAATTGTATATAGGAGGAGGATGTACAATAACACCTCAAGACGTATCTAATCATATTATCCCGATTTTTGATATTAGAAGCGGTTCTAAAATGGAATTACATACAAGTTTAAATTTGCTTTCAACTGATACGACTCTTAATAATTGTATATTCGATGTACGCGGTGGTTCCGAATTATGTGTTTATAGTCCTCAAACATTGGGATTCTCAGGTACAAATCCAATAACACGATTACAACAAGGATCCAGTTTATACAGTCTTAATACAATAACAAACGCTACAGTTGCTGGAAATGATATTGTTCGTCAAGGTGGAGTTATTAGCGCGTTCGCATATGACACCGGATATAATACTATAACCGATTTAAATAAGATTGTTCAAATAACTTTGTAATATATTTTAAAAACTAATATATATAAAGATGAGTTTGAATTTCATACTAGATCAAAATGAAAATCCAGATATATGGACTAATTTACTTGTGAATAGCATACAAACAAATGTTCCAATAGAAAACACAGATGCATCAAAAATACAAGGTCGTGATGTAGCGGATGTTGATCCAGCAGATACAGAAGTATTAACATGGAGTTCAAGTACAATGCAATGGGAACCTGCGCCAGGTGGTGGTGGTGGAGGTGGTAGCCCAATAATAACACCAGGCAAAAAATCATTTTATTGGAACATAAGTGGTGGATCAGATGCAAATGACGGAGAGACGCCTGGTACACCAGTGCAAACATGGGTACGATTGGTACAGGTTGCACAGCCTTTTTATTACGAAGAGATAGAGCTTGTGTTAGATGAAGATCAAATATATCAACCTGATAGAACGATTGATCCAAACAACCCAAATGAAACGTATGTAGATTTAACAGTATTTAACTGTTCTAAACTCAAATTCATTGGAAATAATGCACCGATAATGACAGCAACGCCGATATCATCTGTAGATTGGGATCCTGTTTCTGGACGAACATTAACAGGAAATGCTTTTAAAACATATACATTCAGTCCACCTCTCCCAGAAACTCCGTTTGCCACTACAATTGTTCGATATAATGATGTTGTATCTGGATCAAAATATGGTGTGACTGGTCCAGATACTGATGAAGAGTTTGTAAATGTTTTTAACAACAAAAGTGGTGAGATGTCATTTTATGATTTTGGTGTTTTTCCTATCTTAGATTTTGGTGAAGCAAATGATAATAAAAGTCAGTTCTTAATAAACGCTATGTTGGAAATAGAACGTTGTACAATGAATGGTGGCAAATCAAAGAATGGAAACACATGGTATATGTATGGATGTGGTAATGATAGTGGTATAACAGATGATAATGTTGTTATGAATGGTTGTACATATAATAATGACGATATTGTTGGTGGTAAATATATAAATTGTTATCTTAATAACAACCAAGATGTCGATACTGGAGGGGCCAATGTCTTACCAGTTAATGTATATAATTCATATTGTACCCGAATATCAGGAGGTCCAGGATTTGTAGCTGAAGGGTGTATTATCGATATAGTATTGAACCAAGATTATGGTGGTGGAATTCTTAAAAATTGTATCATAACACAACAGGTATCATTAACACAATCATCAATCCAAAACTGGGAATGGGATAATGTTGAGTTAGATAATGTTAATTTTCTTATGACAGACAAGGCTAATATTGTTTGTAAATTGGGTAGTACAGCATCAACTGTGAGTTCATTTGATATTTCTGATTCAAGTTTATCTCTATCTGGCGGTGGTATAATATATACTGGTACCGCTCCATTTCAAGTAACTTCATCAACTTTAGATTTTATAAATAATACGTCATTTTCTGCACCAAATATAGTTGCTAGTGGCACATGTATTATCGCTACAGATTCAACAATATCTAATTTAAATTGGTCACAAACTTATACAAATGATCAATATGCCATCCATTTATTATCTAGTAAAGTAATTTCCAACAATACATCAATAACTAAATCTGGTGGATCACGTGCAATATTTTTATTAGAGGGTGTTAGTGTATTTGTTAGTAATACATTAAATTGTTCTAATATACTTGGTTCTATTTTTGATTTACGTGATAGTTCACAACTTATTACTGGATTTACAGTTACAAATGGAACTGGTCCTAATATAATAGATCGTGGAGTCGGTGTTCCAACATCACCATTTGCGTGGGATGATTGGACAACATTGCCATTATTACCTGTTACTGCTAATTTAACATTGATTGGAAGAGGTTGATATTTTTATATATTTTTAAAAACTCATGATATAATATATAAATATTATGAGTTTGAATTTTATACTAGACAATAACATTACGACAAAGACAAATCCATCCCCTTGGACTAATTTACGTGTGAATAGTATTAATTCTAATGTTCCAATAGAAAATACAGATGCCACAAAAATACAAGGTCGTGATGTAGCGGATGTTGATCCAGCAGATACAGAAGTATTAACTTGGAGTTCAAGTACAATGCAATGGGAACCTGCGCCAGGTGGTGGTGGAGGAGGAATTATTCCAAGAACTCCAGGATCTAAATCTTTATATTGGGATACGAATGGAGGTGGTTCAGATGCTAATGACGGAGAGACGCCCGGAACACCAGTAGAAACATGGGCACGATTAATAGAAGTTGCTCAACCTTTTTATTATGATGAAATCATAGTAGTACTTGCGGAAGGTGGAGAATATGTTCCAGATACAACGATTGATCCAAATAACATTGATGAGGAGTATGTTGATTTAACTTTTTTTTATTGTGCAAAATTGAAATTTATTAGTAACACTGCACCTATAGAAACAGCAACACCAGCATCATCTGTAGATTATGATCCTGTTTCTGGACGAACATTAACAGGAAATGCTTTTAAAACATATAATTTTACAACACCTCTTAGTTTTTTTCCAAATACTAACATAATATGTAAATTCGATAATGGATATGGTGTATGTGATACATCAACAAATACAGATGTTAATGTATTAAATAATTTAAGTGGGACAATGTCATTTTATGACCCGAGTGATTTTGCGGAATTAGACATTGTAAACTTTCTGTCTAATGCATTAGTTGAAATAGAACGTTGTTATGTTTCTATTGGGAAATCAAAAAAAGGTGAAACAATATATTTGTATGGATGTGAAGGCAATTGTCGTGAAAATGTTTATGCAAGTGGTTGTATAATTGAATCGAATGGTGGTACTATTTTAAATTGTCGTATTGGAACGAACTCAAATAATTTTGATGATTCAACTATAAAAATATATGATTCTGTTGTTGAATATGACACTAGAACTTATGCCATAATGGAACGAAGTATTATTAAAGGAATAACTGGTTCTGGTAGACGTGGTGGTATTTTAACAAGCTGTATAATAACAAATATAATTAACATTGATGGAAATAAATGGAAATGGCATAATGTTGAATTTGATAATATTGAGTTTGATATGAGAGATGGTTCAAGTATTATAGGTAGTTTGGGACCAACTACATCAACAATTAATGATAATTTTTTTATTTCTGAATCACATCTATCATTAACAGGTGGTGGAATTTTATATGATAGGCTTGTTGGAATTGATATAAGAAAAGGATCAACAGTTGAGTTGTCCAATATGGTATTTTCTGCACCTAATATAAATAATAGTTATGCATTCACACTTATTGGGTCAAAAATGACACTTGATATTACTTGGATTAATAATTGGTCAACAGCTGGTGGAATTTATTTAAGAGATAGTAGTAAAGTAGTACAAAATGGTGGTAATATTACTTTAACAAGAACATCAACACAGAATTACAACATTCTGTACATACAAGAAAATTCGGTATATAATTTGAGAGGAGGTACATTTAATGGTTCAGATGCAAATCGTTCAATCGTAAGACTCGGGAATGGTGGTAAGTTATACACTATTGCTCCAATCACAAATGGAACAGGTGTTGATTTAGTATTTCGTAATGTTGGTTATCCTACAAATCCATTCGCATATGACACCTGGTCAAGTTTGCCATCATTGCCATCTAATGCTACTACAACATTGGTTGGTCGAGCATTTTAATATAATATTAAATATATAGATATTATGAGTTTGAATTTCATATTGGAAAATAATATTACTACAAAAACGGCACCGTCTCCCTGGACTAATTTGTTTGTAAACAGCATTGAGACGACATTACCAATAGAAAACACAGATGCATCTAGCATACAAGGTGTACCTGTTACACCTGATTCGCCTACAGATGGAGATGTACTGACGTTTAACCAAGTTTCATCAGAATTAGAATATAAACAACCAGATGCATCTAGCATACAAGGTGTACCTGTTACATCTGATTCGCCTACAGATGGAGATGTATTAACATATAACCAAATATCATCAGAATTAGAATATAAAAATCCCGGTGTAATTGGTAATTTGACATATGTTAATTCTTTATCTGATTTTCCAGCACCAGTTGGAGATACAATAACATTAGAAGACGGTATTAATTATATCATTACAACGATCATAGATACAGGACTATATAAATTTGTAACACCATCTACATGTTCATTAATAGGCGTATCATATAATTCTGCTGGGTTTGAATCTAATCGTACGGGAACATTAATAGATATTCGCGGAAATTGCACAATACAAAATTTATGTTTAAAAGGAAATGGTTCGACAAGAACTATTGAAGTAAATGAACCTACTTCGTATATATTATTTGATAAAGTAGATATCAGCGATGCTGAAGCAGGTGTATATGTAAACGATTGTAATGTTTTCAATATTGCGTATTCTAGAATACAAAACAGCAATAGTGGCATATATCTAAATGGTACTGCTATAACTATAATTATATCATTTATACAGTTAATATCATGTTTGAATTGTATTGAAGGCGCACCAGAAATAATAAGTCGTATGACAATTAATAATTGTTTATTTGAAATGGATCTTGGTCAAACAGGATTAAATATTTCTAATACACTTTCAACGATTGGTACAGAATCGCTTATTATTAATTCAAATATATTTACAGGTGATTCAGTACAATATCTATCGCCAACTAATATTGATAGAATTGATAATAGAACAAGATATACAGAGAATAGAGGTATATTGAATTCTACAGAATTCGGACAGTTATTTAAACCAACATCTACTGATGTTACGGCAATTGGTAATACAACTGATTATTATGCAGTTGTTGCCACAGGATCAACGTTAGATCCATTATCACAACGTTTTGATGGTGCAGATACAACATTAACATATAAGGGAGGTATTAATCGTGGGTTTTTATTTCAAGCATCTGTCTCAGTATCACCACAGGCATCAAGTGGTAATAATGATGTATTAGAATTTGGATTCTCAAAGACACTTGATTTACAAAATCCATTTGGTATTTTACGTGTTAATACAGATGGTGTTGGTGATCCAGTAACTTTATCTCTTAACGCTGTGATTTCACTTGTTGAAAATGAGTCTGTTACATTAGTTGTTCGAAACAGGACTGGTAGTAACAATATGATAATAAATTCATATCAAATGACTGTAACTACGATAACATTTTAATAATATAATTGTCAAATATAACCATCTAAAAAAAATGATAACATAATTTATAAATATTATGTTATCAAGACAATCAGTAATTTTATTTAATAAAAATTTTAAATGTAATCTTGTTCCATTACTTCTAGAAAAAAAAATATTAAATAATAATATAGAAGAAACGATGACCAGACCTAAAAATTCTAGTAACAATGCTAAACCGGAACTCCCAGTAAAGTTTAATGTTGAATTAGAGAAGGCTGCAAAGCAAATGCGAACTAATAAGAAACAAGATTTGAAAGATAGATATTATCTGTTGGTGTGTACTGATTTTGAATCACGCAATACGACAGTATGTGGTCTTGATACTGATTATGATGAGGCTGTATTGAATATGCATCGAGCATATCAAAATTACATGAACGATGAAGAGAAATATATTGTTCGGTGCATATCACAAACAGATGTTCTAATCTACAAGCGCTCGCACGGCTATCTTTGGAGCAACAAATCAGAATTCCTCGTATTCAAACTCATTAGTTATCAAATGTAAATATTATTATCGGATCCATGTAATATAAATACTACGCAATGCTACGCATTGCTTCGTGCGCGAAAATGATGCGTTTAATATTCCATTATATGTCAAATATATTACGTTCTATATGATATAATACAGAACGTAATGCATAAATACGTCAAAGTTCCATATATTCTTATATAAATGGATCCATTTATCTACATTTATATGTAACGTAGACGTCTGTACTATATAAAAACATATAGTACGGGATGGGAATATACTTAAATTACGTTCATTATGTATTATTTTTATACATAATCAATGTATTTATATGTTATTTAATAATAAACGCGCGAATTTCGCGCCACGAAGCGAATGCGTAGCATTTGCGGAGTGTTTCATATGTGCGCCACAATATAAATTATGCAACATAATAACCACAACCTTCATTGGTAAGACCAGTAGCAAGATCAGCAGCATTTTGTCCAGATGTTAATGTAGTAACAGCAGGTTGACCACCATTATGAATAATATTTAAACCTGCACCTTGATTTGTGTATGAATTATCTTGGATGTTTGCCGATGACATACGTCTTAATCTAATACCATTATCTGAAGATGCAATAATAAGATCACCTTGTTGCCCCAACAATGGTGGCAATCTAATAGAACTATTAAAATCAACTTCTATCGCATCAATTCCAGATACTGTACTTATTTCGGCAGGATTTGCCGTTGCGTTTCTTGTACCATATGGCAATACAACAAATTGTGAATATGTATCAACATCTACTGCCGGATTAGAACCTGCAGTAACAATCTTGAAATCTCGTGTAACACCACCAGAATCCGATGCTGGTGTCATTTGACAATATGATCCATTTCTTACACGGATACATACACCAAGACTACCTACATTGCTATTTAAAAATGATTGAATATCAGAGAATTGTGCCAATGTTTGTGATTCTGCATTAAGACAACGCCCTAATGCACTCGTTTTTTCACATGAGATCCTATTAGCATTTATTTTAGATCTCTCAGCATCGATACAATGATGATCGCTATCATTTGATGAATTTGTACATTCAAGTGCAAAAATATCTAAAATTGCAGAATCGAGTTCCCAACAATCCTCAACAGATGATACATGCAATTGATGTACTGATTCACATAATGTATTTTCAATACGTACCTTCGCATCATCATGTCTATTATCTGACATTCTTATCGGTGTACGTACCGTCATCGTTGATGCAACAATATGCGAATTCCTAAGTGAACTTAGATTTGCACCAATCATAAAACCAGATTTAGTTGGATCCAACGTTGCACTAAATACTGAACATCCTTTAACACTATAATCACCACTAAAATAATTTTTACGAAGTGTGTCAACTTCACAACCACTCATTACAATAGGTTGTATAGTACGATTACGAAGAGATGCATTAGGTTCTATCGCAGAATCAATTAGACTAAATCGTAAACTTTCAAATACTACTGGATTAGCAGATACAATTGCAGCAACACAATCGATTGCAATTTGTGGTCCACCCAACAAATGTAATTCACCACCATGTGTGTTACTATTTGTTCCACATATCGTTACTGTGTCTGCAGCATCAACAGATGATACAGCTTCGAATCCATAATTACCATCAACATCTTCCCAACGTGATATACCAAAGTCATAATTAACTCCACCTAAAGATAATCCACCCCATTGTCTGAATTTATCAAATGGTGGTGCATCAACTCCAGCACCTTGTGTTAATGTAACAGGATCCTTTCTAACACCACGAATAATGATGTAATCAAAAACATCATCTAATGGTCTCAGCGACCATAAACAATCAGCTCCTTCCACTGGTGGTGTTATAGTTGATGTTGGATCAAATGATCCACTACCATCTATATTTAATACACACACATCTCCGGGGTTTGATGAAGCGACCTCTAATAATCTTACCCATGTTTGAACTGGTGTTCCGGCTGTTAATCCATCATTTAAATCATCTCCTGTAGCATTATTCAAATAAAAATCTGTCACTGTTCCAGTTGGAGGAGTGAAAACAACTAACGAACGTGTTTTTAACGAATTAACATTTAAGTTTGTCCACCTATCAGGTTCGGTTCCTTGATCAAGAATATAATTCAAACTCATCTTATATATATTATCATTATAATATTTTATTTATAATAATAATTATTCTACTACGTTACAAAAAAAATCACTAATATATTTTTTCGAATAATATTTTAAGATTCATACTTTCACCTGGTTGCAAATAGATTTGTCGTAATGATAAATCAGACTGTAAATACGATGCAGTAAAATCCAACTTATATAATGGTGAATCAGATAATATATCAATGTTTCTATTTTCACCTAATGGTAAGAATGTTATCCGTTTAAAATCATCTGGTGTATTACCCAACTCTACCTGGAAATCCTCAATTATAGGAAACTTAAAATTTTCGGATTGTGTATTAACAACCTGTGTGGTTGTTATAAACTCTGGACGTGTTGATAAAGATGTTGATGATAATACCACCTTATAAACATCATGCCATAGATTCAATACAGATGATACTGATTGTCTTACAAATGCTTCGTATTCATTCGTTTGTCCTTCATTTAATGTTACCCTGTTATCTGATAAATCAAATATACCAAATCTGGCATCGCGTTTAGACGGTGCATTATAAGAAAATAAAAAGTAACCAAGTGTTTGCAATTTATACCACAATGACGATGTTGTGTAAATAAAACAACCTTCGGCGCCACTACTGTTTGCTCTAGTATCCCAAAATAATTGCAAATATCTATCATCGATCTTTATAAATGGTGAAAATTGGGGTTTAGCTGCGTCACCAGTCCATGACGCAACACCATTAATCGCCTCGTAATTTGCAATTAATGATAAGAATGCAGATTCTAATGCCTGATTAATTGATGCAACAAATGTAACAATATTAAATACTGCTTGTTTATCTTTAAACTCTGTAAAATAATCCGTATCATATGATGGTATCCATGGCACTTCTATATTATCAGAAAACAATGTATCAGGTGCATATTGGATAGATAACGTATAATCTTGTTCATCTTGAAAAAATAATGGAATTGATGTGGATGGAACATCCATTCGCATTAATGATAGTTTATATTGTGATTGGTTTTTTAGAATAGGTTCCGAACGTGTTTCTGTATGTGTTGCTGGTATTGCATTAGTTGCCGTAGGTGGATTTGTTAAAGTCAAATCATAATACACACTCTCATTTGGTAATACATTAACTGTCGTATACGATTTTATTCGTGACATCTTATATTATTAATATTTAATATTTTTTTTCTTTAATTAAAAACGTTTCTGGAATGAGAACTTAAGATCAATAGATTCGCCTGGTTGTAAAAACAATGGTCGTAATTTTAAATCTTCACTCTGGTAAAAGATTTGGAAATCTATTTTATTTAATGGTGTATCTGACAGCAAATCAATACGTCTAAGCTCACCAGCAGGAAAGAATTGGATGCGCGACAGATGATTCAAATCTTCTCCCAATTGAATACTAAAATCTTCTAAGATTGGTACTTTGATATTGTTACCATCTGATGTAATATTGTCTTCGCCGCCTGTTACTGACACAAATTCTTGACGTACATGTAAGGCACTAGATGTTAAAACTACTTTATACAATTCATACCACAAATCAATAGTTGCTGTATCCTGTGTTTGAAAAAGAGCAGAATATGCTGTATCTACACCATTATCAATTTCTACTCTGTTTACATTCAAATTGATTGTTTGATATCTCCAATCACGCCCTGTTGGTGAATTATATGAAACTAATGCCGCATTCTGGAATTTGTATCCAAGACGATAAGACATCCAAATATAACATTCTTCACCTAATGTCTGATCAGATCTTTCATCCCAATACAATGTTATAAGATTGTTTGAGAATGTAATAAATGGTGCATTCTGGGCTTTAGTCGCATCACTGGTCCATGAATTTACACCATTAACTGCTTCATAATTTGCTATTAATGATAAGAATGCAGTTTCTAATCCTGCATTAACAGATTGTATAAATTGATTAATTGTCCATACTGGTCTGTCTGAACCAGTCAATATTGGTGAAATATTAATGTATGGTATTTCTGTTTTATCAGAATAAATTCCAGATGGTTCATGTTCCAATGTAATATTAAAATCTCCTTCTGTTTGAAAGAATATTGGAATTGCCGTTGTTGGAATATTTGCTCGCAACAAACCTAATTTATAATCTGATTGCTTTTCTAATAATGGTTGATTACGAACCTCAGTGTATCGAGCTTGAATAACATCTGTCTTGTCTACTGGATTATTTAATGTAACATTATAAATCACTGTTTCATCAGACAATACGTTTACTGTTGTGTAATGTTTTATTGATGTCATTCGTTTATCTATAGTTTATATAAATAAAAAAAATATGTATATAAAATATATATAATGAACGTTGACGAATTAGAAAAACGCGAAATTAATCTTATTAATCAAATTAAGGAACTTGGTAAAGAAACAAATGAGTGTTTAGAGGCTAACATGCAAATAACTGATCCTGACGATTATGACATTTATATAAAACAACTTGGTGATATCATTCAGAATTTTACAACTGTTCGCAAAAATGTTATTGCTATGAAATTCTATTCTGATGAATTAGACAATATATATAAGAAAAAAATAGAATATAATAATATAGAGTTACAAAATAACACAAAAGACGATATTATTGTTAGTACAAACTAACAACCTACATGCCATTATTGTATATTTTTAAAAATTATTCCATAGTATAATAATATATTATGGAACAAGAAAATGATCAAGTTATTGTTCATATTGATGATGATGAACCATCATCCACTAATTCTCATAACAGCATTGATTTACCATTTAGGATGGGTAGAACTAACACAAAAAGTGTTGTATACTGGACTCAAGTTGCCGTTACTGCTACTGTAATAGGTATAGGTAGTAGTTTTGCTGCCGCCGGGATTGTCCCAATAGGTACATTCATGCCACTTGTCACTGGAGTTGTATTTTATTGGATGCCTGCTCCATCTATTTCATAAAACTATTTAAAACATTATTTTTTTTAAGTAGTTTTTTATTTCTTTAAGTATTATTCATTCATTTAGGCACGGTTCATCAAAGATGATTTAGACATACG